TTCAAAATTTTTTGGATCAGAAATATTTAATTTATCTTGATTAATCTTATTTATTGCATTCTGAGGGTTGTAAGCTTCTGGCCATACTTGTTGGATTGTGTTGAGATTAATTGGCAGAGAATAGATTTTGTTATTAATATTTGCCTTATTTCTCAAAGTAAAATTATTAAATGTTGCAAACTGATTAACATATTGCCAAACATACTTTAAAGATGTGTGAAAAATGTGTGGGCCATATTTGTGAATGTGATAGTCTTCATATGGTTCTGTATAGCAATTACCACCAATATGATTTCTTTTATCAATAACTAAAACTTTCTTTCCTGATTTATTTGCTTCATATGCAAAAATGGAGCCGAATAAACCGGCTCCAACTACAAGATAATCATATTGTGACATATGAATATTTTACATATTTTATGCCCAAGGAACTCTCGGATAATTTCCTTGACCTTGCATTAATGGGTTGTCATCAAATCCAATAGGTTCATTACCAAAGTTATTTCTATCATATTGGGTTTTCTCATATGAATCCCCATGAAGTTGCTGCTCTAAAGACATGGTTGTGTTGTTTCTTTTATCATAGTTTTTGGCTGAACTATTTCCACTAAAATTTGCTTTAGAATCAGGGTCAACTATTTCTTCATTTTGAATGTTTTCTTCATTCCATAATCCACTAGGATTAGGATTATTTTCTTTTAATAAATCATCAAAATATTGGTCTAATTCAGCACCATTTACTAATAATGGAGCTTTACCCATAGGTACTTGATTTTTAGTAGCCTGCCACCAAGCATCTGCATCGCCTGGTTCAACTTCGTTTATTTGATCTCTTCTTCTGTAGTTGAAGTCTATAGCTAATCTTTCATTAGATTTTGAAGAATAATGTACTCTTTCAGGTTTGATTTGTGCTGGAACATCATCTTCATAATCAAACTTTTGGCCATCTTTGTATTTTCTACGAGCTTTTAAAGATTCTTCCATTGTAGAGTTTTGTATTTTTTCGTGATGTGGATTAGCTTGCATTTGAGTTGCTGCTTTTTCTAACATATGCTTGTGAGCACGTAGCTTTGTTCTTAATTTAAAAGCATTTCTTTCATCAACATCCAAAATGTCAAGATTATTAACAGCATCATCTTCTTTAAAAGTGTGCTGTGAAACTAATCTTGCTTCCATGTTTCTTTCGGGATCATCTGGTGCGCCTTGGTGAATTCTTGAAATAATAACTTCAAAAGAGGCATCATCAACAAAGTGGTTAAAATTACCAGGAGTCTGACCACCCTTACTGATAGGGCTTCCACCAGGAGACCAAGCACCAGAACCAGCTCCGCCTACACCACCGAAGCCTGCTGCTGTCTTGATATTTGTGTTGTTATTGGCCATTTTTATCCCCAAATTGCTAGAAATATAGTTATCTTATTCTTGTGCCAGTATTGATTAACCTTGACTTAGGCAATACATCAATAATCTTTGAAAAATATGCTTCGTATGCAACAGCCGCAACAGCATCACAGATATCATCTTTGTAACCTTTCAAAGATTCAATTATAAATCTATTTCCTTTCCATTTTTTTTGTAGAAAAAGAAATTGTGTTTTTGCCTCTTTAATTTCTTCTAAAGGTAAAATATTGCCTCTTGCATCAGAATATTTTCCTCCAGAAATATCATAAATATCTATCCTGTCTTCTCTTAACAATGTAGCTAGTTCGGTGTAAATGCCTTCTTTATATTGTTTATTAAATGTTTTTTCAACAATAGGTACTCTCATGTTTCTAAGTTTAATAACTGATGATTGAGAATTCCATTGATCAATACTTACTTGTTTAAACCTAAATTTTCTATGAAGTTCTAAAATATAATCTTCAACTTCTTTTTCTGGAATTGGCTGGTTTTTAGTTTTAGGATTCCAGAAATGAATATGGTCAATAACAACTCTTCTTAAAGGTCTGCCATCTTGTCCAAAACTACTCCACATGGTTTCGCAATGGGCTACAGCTAAAGCATAATAATCTGATGTTCTTGCTGGGTCGATATGACAAAAATATGTGAACATCTCAGTAGGTTTTTCAGATCTTGGCACCATTGACATAGATGAAAACATTCTATTGATTGAATCTTCTGAAAACATTGGGTCAGAAGAAGATGCACCAAATTCAGCCCCATATTGCATTTGATATTCAGTACCATTCTTAAGCTTTTCTGACTCAAGAAAGTCTCTATCAATATTAGGGTTAACAAGCCAAGTTGGGCCTCTCATAACAAGAGTTGAAGGGTCTTCTAGTCTATTTTCATGAAGGTCGTAAAGCAATCCAATAGGACCTTTAGGGTTGGAAAGCATCATCATCTTTCCATCACGACCAAATGTTGCAAGAGAAGGCTTTAGGTCATTATATAAATCATAGTCAAGACCAGAATCAGGATTATCGCCAGCCATTGCAGCAATTTCGTCCATGATTACACACCAACAAGTAAGACCAACAAGACCAGACGCACTACTAGAACCACATTTAAGTACTAATGAACCTGAAAATAAGTTGAGCCCTGCAGTTTCTCTTCTTTCATTTTCTTTACGGTCGTTTTCTGTAAAAAACCGCATTTCTAGTTCAGTGTCTTTTCCAATATATGGTTGGAAAAATGGGGAAGCTAAGACTGTTTGTTTGATTTTACTAAAGATAGCATTTTTAGCCTGCTCTTCATTTTTAGCAACATTCAATAGATAAATAGCATCGAATTCCATCAACCCATATCTGGCTTGAGGATGACCCATACAAATCAATCTGTAAAGTTCATATAAGGCAATGGTAGACACAAGGAATGATTTTCCTGAACGTCTACCAAGTACTAAAACAAGTTCTTGAAATTTAAACCTTTTATTACATTTATCTAAAATCTGTGCTCTTAATTTCGGGTCAAACTCTTCTGAATCAAAAAGATCCATTTCTGTTTGAAAGTTATCAATAAATGGTCTCGTTTCAAGTTCTTCTACTTTTCTTAATGAGTCAGGATTTGTAGCATTATTTTTCTCGTTTTCATATCGTTCTTTTACGATATCTTGGTCCATACGGCTACAAGTTAAGCATGGAGAGTTAATAACCGAAAATGAAGCTTTATATGGTCGATTTTGCCTTGACATTTCAATCGACTTTTCTTCATTTTTCTTTACAAATTCCCAGACACATCCATTGCATCCAATTCTTTCTTCTTCTGGGATATCTTGGATGACTAAATCTGTATTGCCTTCTTGTCCCATGTAGAAGCATTTGAGAATAAGTCTTTGTAATGGATATGGCTTAAGATTACAGAAATAAGGATGTTCAATAAATTTTACAATATCTACAATTTGGTCTGGGTTAAATCTTGTCTTTGCAGGTTGTAATGGAGGGGCAACTTCAGCTCTTACATTGGGTACAATTTCATCAGCAAATTCTTCAGCATATTCAGACTCTTTGAATTTTTCTTGTGCTTGATTTGCTTGTAGGATAAGCTGCGATCTAATTTCAGCTTGTGTTAATGTGGCTTTAGAAGCATTTTTTCTCATTAGTTATCTTGCTTAAGCTTGTCTCTAAGACTCTTCATTTGATCTCTGACTAGCTTCTTGTCATACTCACTATTAAATTTTTCGTGTAAATCCCATAAGATATCAAAAATATTGAAAGCAAAAACGCCTTGATTATCTCTCCTATCTTTAAGGTCTATAATCTTGCTAATAAGTTTTTCAACCATTGCAGCACGTTTTAGTTTTAAATCATTACTTTTGGAACAATCCATACCACGAATGTCATCAAGTTCAACCATCAGGGCAGTCAGAGCTAATTGGTTTTCTCTAAAAATCCAAGGAGCAATTAGTTCTTCTCTCTGCTCGTAGTTTTTTAATCCAGATGTGACAAGTTTCTTAAAATCACAATGGCTATCCATATGTGTTGAAACTTGAGACCAATTAAGTTTTGCATTGTAATGACGTTCAAAAAACTTAATAACTGATTGGGATTTTTTACCACTTTCAAGATATACGTGTTCGGCTAAATTTCTTAAAGGAGAAGAACAAATTGCACATCTAGCTTCAAAAAACTGAGGATATTGCAAGTCCATCATTGAGTCATGAGGCAATGGGAGTATAGGATCGTCAGTCTCTTTTAAATCTTTGAAATACCTCAATCCTTCTGCT